CTTGGATGTGACGATGGTAGACTATGATAGGCAGTTCGTAGAAATGATGCGAGCCACGGCGAACGGCTATGCGTGGTCAAGAGGCGCCTTTGCCGATAAGAGGCTCCATATTACATATGCAGACGCTTGGGAATTCATGACCTCGGCTGCACATTATAATGCCGTCATCGTTGATTTAACCGATCCAGATCTGGATAAAAATGACTGGAAATCTCTACTCTATTACGTCTTCACCTCCATCGTGCCCCAGAAAGGCGGCTTCGTCATGAACGCCGGACCCTATATTCCCTGGGACACGGCGCGTCTATCGAGACTCAAACACATGGTCGAGACACTCTGTCTTATGAACCGCGGATACAAGTATTACATCTATACGACATACATACCGAGTTTCCACAGCGAATGGACCTTTATCGCAGTAGCATACGCATCCCAATTCATGAAAGAACCTGACCACGTAAGAGTTATACCTGAGTGGATTCGCCGCTCGACGAGAGTTCTAGAGAATACGCTAATAGATAAGCCAGTGAGCACTATACCTGACATCGCCACTATTTCGGCAAACAGTGGAAAGTAATGGCCTAAATCGAACACTCTTCTACAAACAGACATGCCTCCAAGAAAGACTATTTGTCTTAATATGATCGTCAAGAACGAGGCTCATATTATAGAAGATACATTGAAACACTTGGACAAATATATCAAGTTCGACTACTGGGTGATTAGCGACACGGGCTCCACCGATAACACGAAGGAGATCATCAAAGACTTCTTCAAGGCCAAGGGCATTCCTGGCGAGTTACAAGAAGAGGCCTGGCAAGATTTCGGCTACAATAGAACCAAGGCATTCGAGGGCGCCTATGGTAAGGCAGATTATGCCCTGGTCTGGGACGCAGACGACGAGATTTACGGGGATTTCAAGATGCCCGAAAATCTGGATGCCGACTGCTATAAGTTCACCTTTGGCAACGCAGAAGGTATGCGTTACTCGAGGCCCCAACTCTTCAACATGCGAAAGCGCTGGTGCTACAAGGGCGTCTTACACGAATACGCGAATTGCTTGGAGCCATGTGGCCCCAATGTCGATGTACCTGGAAACTACTATTTCATCTCTGGGCGTCGTGGAGATCGCAGCAAGGACCCTAACAAGTATCTGAAAGATGCCATGGTTCTGGAGAAGGCGTCGGCGAAGGCCCTGGCGGAAGGCGATCCGCTTTACAACCGCTATATCTTCTACTGCGCCCAGAGTTACAACTCATGTAACATGCACGAGAAGGCGATCGAATTCTATAAGAAGGCACTGACTCTGCCACTCTGGATTCAGGAGAAATACGTGTCGTGTATGGAGATATACGACCAATATGTGCTTCTGAATCGGGCGAATGAGGGTCTCCATTACCTCGTAGAATCATATCAATACGATCCAACACGCGTAGAATGCTACTACAGGCTTATCAAGCACTATTGCATCAATGGCCCCGTCGAAGTCGCCTTTGCGTATTATGGTCTGATCCAGGAATTCTTCGAGAACCGCTATGATGGATCTGTGCTCGGTGAGAAGTTGTTTGCCAGACGCGCCGAATATGATTTCTACTTGCCCTATTACATGATCATCGTGGCAGATCGTATGAAGCGCTATAAGACAAGTGTGAAGATGTGCGAGATTGTATTCAAAAACAAGTTTGTAGCGCCAGAGTGGTGGATGCGCAATCTGTTCCACAACATACAGTTCTGTATCAACGACATGCCCTCAGATCTGGGATTTCTAGAGAACATGCTCGCCTACGTGGAAAAGGCGAGACAATCGGGTGTCACACTGGAGCCCAATCACTATCACATTATTGGACGCGTAGTGGATCGCTATAGGGACCCTTTAGCGGCACCAAGCCTTCTGGCAAAGCAGATTCAGAACCGGCCTGTGAAGCCGACGATCATGTTAACCATCACGACATGCAAGCGCCTGGATCTCTTTCTGAAGACAGTGAATTCCATGTTGAATTGTTGGACAGATATTGGCCACATCGACTACTTCTACTGCGTCGATGACAACTCGAGTGAGGAGGATCGCAAGGTGATGCGGGAGTCATACCCCTTCTTTGACTATTATATGAAGGGACCTGAGGAGAGAGGTCACCGCGAGAGCATGAATGTAATCTGGTCTAAACTAGCCGAGGTGAAACCGCAGTTCTGGATTCATCTGGAGGATGACTGGCTCTATTTCAAGAAGGAGGCCTACGTGGGGAGGGCTCTGGAGGTCCTCACGAAGTATGAGTCGAAAGGGGTCCACCAGGTCGTCTTTAATAAGAACTATGGTCTGATGTTCTCTGACTTGGACAGGGTGGGCGGGATTCCGTTAGACAAGGGCACCGTCCTACATGAGAAGCGGGAGGGGCTTGTGGGGAAAAACTGCGGATATTGGCCGCACTATTCCCTGCAGCCCTCTATGATGCGCACCAAGGTAGCGCTGGAACTCGGCAATTATAATTCACCGAATAAGTTCTTTGAGCGCGACTATGCGGACCGCTATTTCGCCAAGGGCCATATGACAGCGTTCTTTGAGTCCATCTACAGTATACATATTGGAAAACAGCACTGGGAGAAGGAAGGAATGAACGCCTATGCCTTGAATGAGGTATCGCAATTTAATGGGGCAGCGGCTTCTACTGCTGCTGCTACTCCTGCTGCGGCTACTGTTGTGAAAATAAATGACGGCCCACTGCCTCGTAATGGCACGATGCGCCAGCATCTTGACTGGTTTTTAGAGAGGGTCAAGTCAGGAAAGCCCTTCGGCCTAATCCGCCCCAGCGACGGTGAGCGCAAAATTATGCTGGGTGAGACTCTGACGAACTGCGACCACTGGACATTTAAGGAGGGCGGTTCCCTCCAAAAGATGCTGCTCGAGGCCGTGAAGATTTATCACCCTGACCTCTACATTGGCATCCCGTGTAACACGTGCAATAAGCCGTGGAACTGCACGCCGGCGATTTACAAGGATTTCATCGAGAAGTTTCACGTCCCCGTGGGCCAGCGCACCTATGCCAATGTATTCGGCAATTCGAATTGGAGCATCTTTATAGAATTCCTCAAGTCCTACGAAAAGGGTTTCTATCTTGTGACTTCGGGCACTACTCCCACGGAGGCAATGAAAATCAAGGGCCGTCATATAATCGACGCCAAACTCGTGAATCGCTGGGACACGGAGGGCTCTACCGAGACGGAGCGTGTTCTGCGCTATATGGAGGACAAGAAGGGTGAACTCATCCTGTTTTCTGCTGGGCCCCTGTCGAAGGTGTGGATTCCACTATGTATGCGACTGAATCCCGACAACATGTATGTGGACGTAGGGGGGTCTATTGACCTTTTTACAAAGGGCGCTTCGAACCGTTTCTATACGAACCAGGCACACCCCTTTGCCAAGGAGGTATGCCAGTTCCGCATTGTTGAGGGTCTCCAAGGATATGACTACGTATTTAAAACATCCATAGATGGGTTCAGACAATGTGAGGATAAGGCTACCCTCTTCAAGTCATTCCGTAGACAGCACGCTGTCTATGGGTTCACTGATAACGGTGATCGGCCGCCTGATCAGGAGGCGGTCACTATCGCCAAGGAGTTGAACGAGACCATGTATGAAGAATATATGGGGCTTCTGAAGGGGCGGGCAATGGTAGGATATGAAGGCTCTACAGTAAACTATGCAGCCTATACGAATCTCGACAGCCGGCATGTGATGATGTCGATCCTACTCTTTTCCGCCTTACCTGAGCCGATTTCCACGATCGTAGAAATCGGCGGGGGGTTTGGAAACTGGTTATATCTGAATAGGGCAAAGGACTTTGAGAAGTGGATCACCGTCGACTTGCCGCACGTGGGTGAACTGCAAAGGTATTATCTTGGAGAGACCGGTGTTGATCTAAAGAGGTGGACGTCTGTATCTGCCTTCGACTACAAGGAAGTAGAGGCGGAGAAGGTGGATCTGGTCATCGGTGCACATTCGCTGAGTGAACTGGCCATTGAGATTTTCGAGGACTATTTTCAGCGGGTCGTGTCAAAGTCCAAGTATTTCTTCTACTGCTACCATACGTCGAGACCCACGCCGGCCCTGATTGAGGCCAAGAATCAGATGATCCAATCACAATTCCGTCTTGTCAAGTCAGCCATGTCTGAGGGAGGTAATGTGGCAAATTGTCTGTATGTGAATACGGCTCTTGAGTCTGCGGTTACTGCTTCTGCTCCTGCTGCTTCTGCTCCTGCTGCTTCCAGCATAGCAGTCTCAGAGGCCCCTCAAAAAAAAAAGAATCTGATATACATGTCGGCATTCGGGACGGAAGAATACTATAAGTTACTGGAACTCACTTTGATGAGCATAAAGACCTTTTCTGATGCCAACGAAGGGACTGATTTCCTCGTGTTCACGTCGACTGAGTTTGAGCCGCGTATACAGGACTTGAACGAGCGTCTGGGTCTACCTCTCAAAACTACAGTGATCAATACCATAAAGACACCGCATGACGCGGCGGCATGTAAGATGCGCATCTTTGAATATGCCGATGTGGACCAGTATTCGAAATTCCTGTTTATTGACATAGACATTATAGTGCAGGGTAGTCTATCTGCACTATTTGATCTGTGCCTCGAAGATAAACTCTACACGGTCAATCAGGCGTATATAGGTCAGCAACCTGGTCTAGGCTCAACGCTGTTTGATCCTAAAACGACAAATATGGGGACCTCGGCCATTAATACAGGTGTCATGTTATTCAATAACTGTCCACAAATAAAGAAACTATTCGCCGATATCAACGCGCACATGGCAGAATTTAAAGAGTCTGGAAAAGAATTGCCCCCATGCTATGAGCAACCCTTTGTCAACTTCCATGCAATACGGGCTAATATACATGATCTAGATACACTGACACCACTTATAAAACTCTGTCAAATGGATCCCGTGTCGCCGCTGGTCAATAAACAAGTAGTCATAAACCATTTTTTCGATAATGTGAAGGGATCAACTAAGTCAAAGAGAATGACAGACTATTTTGTGTCATTGCTAAGATATCATAAGAGTATTAGCCTGGTATCAAAATCATCTGACAATTTACTAAATGGAAAGCAGTATGTCTGGGGGTCGGGATATATTATGTTTGATGTAAACAATAGACTAACAACTACGTGGGTAAAGGGTCACTATGACATTATAGGTAGTAATGTAGCAGTCGCTTCGTGGGCCGGCTACGATCATTTCATAATTTTTAATAGTAATCTAAGTAGATATACATATATTCGTCTAAATGATGGATTTATTGGAAATGGTTCAGCACAGCAAACTAGAGCGGCCTAAAACTAACTATATCTGATACACGAGAATGAATTTAGTATACGCCTGTGTATTTTACAATCCAGACTATTTCAAACTCTTGGAACTCCTCTTGTTGTCCATGCGCATGTATTCATCCACTGACACATTTGATATCGTCGTTTTAACGAGCCCTGAATTCGAATCTCGTTTGAACGAACTTTCAAATAAAATAGGCTTGAAAGTGACGGCCATGTGTATTAAATTAACTACAATTTTCGAGGCGGCATGCGCCCGTCTGCGTATTTTCGATTACGCTGATATTTCCAGATATGAGAAGATTCTATATCTAGACACAGATATTATCATTAAGGGTGACTTGGCACCTCTATTCTCATTGGCCACAGAAGATAAACTGTATGGCATTGAGCAAGGAACCATTGCGAGCATGAATTTTGGCAGACAGTTTTTTAAGACCTCGGGTCTAGACTTTAATATAACGGGTATAAATAGTGGCACCCTACTCTTTAAAAACTGTCTTGCAATACGTGATCTGTTTTCCAGAATTCGTGGACACATCAATGCATTCACGGATACCGGTGAGCAGCCACCCTATACTCTCGACCAACCCTTCATAAATTATCATGCCATACGAGACTCGGCATATGATAATCACGCACTAAATAATTACGTGAGCCTATACGAAAATAGTGACGTAGTTTCCAATTATGCGACATCCATGATATGCCATTTTTCGTATCCGATTGGGAACTTTGCCCATAAATATAATCGTATGAAGGCATTTTTCTTGAAATTACTGACGTCGCCTGCAGTAGAAGTGGTTCAGTTTGAGAACAAGATAATCGGGAAAAAGTATGACTGGGAGCGCGCCTATATTTATTTTTACGAAGGGTATTTGCAGACAATGTGGGGTAGAGGCTCATATGATTTCAGGACGCCACATATTGTATGCGCACAATGGCATGGTTTTCATCATATTCTGAAGTTCTCGAATGATTATAGTAATTACCTTTCTATACGCGTAAAGCCAGATGATCTTTATTACCACTCTAGCAAAAACTATATTTTAGATAGAATTGACTATAGGCCTCATAATATTTTTAGTAGGGACTATACTTCTATACCGGATTTGGCAATATGTTTTATTCATTCATGCCATTTGTTAAGTGCTGGCACTGAGAAATTGGACCTAGTTTTAGAGGCCGCGATAGGTGTAAAAGAATTACATACAATCGTCATAAACAATATAGGTCTGCCTCTAGATATCTCCAAATATATGGCCTTAGATAATCGCATCATAGTCATACAATGTTCGAGTGAACCCACTTTATTTGAATTGCCCACTTTGAAACTCATATCAGAATTCAGTAAGCAATTTAAAAATGCCAAGGTTCTTTACTTACATACAAAGGGGATCTCCTATGGCAAAGATCATGAATATTATTTGCCTGAACTTGATTGGATTAATTATATGACGCATTTTCTATGTAAAAAGTCGGATGAATGTATCAAACTCCTTGATACATATGATACCTTGGGATGTGATTACAATGATGTAAAAAATTATGCCCCTCCGCACTATGCTGGCAATTTTTGGTGGGCTACGAGTAAATATATAAATACACTTACAACAGATGACCTTGTAGATAGAACGAGTGCCGAGTGGTGGATATTATCTGGTAACGCGAATAAATACATTTTACACCAATCAAATAGAAGCGTATTTAATTGGGTGTATTATAAAACTAGATATCCAGAAAGTATGTATACAACAAAGATTGTTAATAATATGAGTCTAGATAATACTTTACGAATGTGTGTAATAAATAAAGCCGGTCTTGAAATCGGGGGGCCTTCTGAAAGTGCTAAATTATCAGTATATCCATATGCTAATTTAATAGATAATGTGATATTTTCAAAGAAAACGGTCTGGCATAATACAGTCAACAACGAATTTAAATATTATAGGCATAAGATTGGAAAATGTTTTATAAATGATTCCACAGATATATATTCAATTTCAGATAATTCATATGATTTTATATATGCATCGCATACGCTTGAACACGTAGCAAATCCAATTAAAGCCTTGAAGGAGTGGTTAAGAATAATTAAAAATGATGGATATATTATACTTGTATTACCAGATAAAATGAAGTCTTTTGATCATAATAGAGAGTATTCTAAATTTACAACCATACGTTCACAATATGAAAATGGTATAGGTGAAGATGATCTATCTACATTATCAGAAATTTTAGAAAAACACGATCTGTCAATGGATTCTCCTGCGGGAACCTTCGAACAATTTAAATTGAGATCACTTGATAATTATAATAACAGGTGTTTACATCATTATGTATACAATGAGGCGTTGTTGAATGAAATTTGCACCTTTTTGAATTGCAGCACCGTTTATTCAGAAAATACAAATAATGGTAATATATGGTTCATAATGAAAAAAGGGTAAGGTGAATTGCCAAATTTAGACCGCTGGATATTTCAAAGTGTTCAGCAGTCTAAGAACCACTCGCTACAGCCTTTCCTAAAATGCCAAAGTTAAGAACTGACCTTCTTAACTTTATCATTTCACAGTATGGAGAGAGTCACTAGTGTGGTGTGCTTAAATTAATACGTTTCCATACCTCGAAAAAATTTCCGTCACATGGCCCCCAGCCTCCTGATTCACTATACTCGACATAAAACCCGTTCGCCTTTAACTGTGTATCTATATATATCTTATGCTGTATGTTTGTATAGTCATTTTCCATTATAATTAATTGAATATTTTCTAGAACCTCAGGCATATCCTGCAATATATAATAAAAAGCGCCCTCGCAGTCTAATACTAGAGTATCGAATGCAATATCGTATTTTTGCCTTAATTCCGTATATGTAATAGTATTTACGCTCTTCCATCCATTTAGAACAGTGTCGCTTAAAATTGTATTCCAATCTTTCTGAATTAATTTCCGTTTAGATAATGCAGAGTTTTCAATATGAAAGTTCATTTTATTGAGAACCATATTTTCTCTCAGTTGATTTGATATACCAGTATCACTTTCAAGAACTACTAGATTAGTGCTATTTATTCCTAATATGAATGAAATAATTAGTGAATTTCTACCTATATTTCCTCCTATCTCCAAGACCCGTTCATTACCTGTTAGATACTTAACAGCCATCTTCTGCTCTGGAAGTTCATCTGAAAAAGTCCCATACTTAAGTTTCAATTTACTGTGTATATCTCTTATTTTTTCATCGACGTTTAATAAACGCAATGAGTCGGGTATATTGTCCGCCATTACTTTATTTAACTGAGTATCAATATAAATTGCTTTAGAGTCATTATACTCGTGTGTGATATTATCTTGATCAACTATATAGACATTTTTTAATATACCGGATATAGGATCTGTAAAAATACTGGCTCTACTGTGATCACCTGCTGGTATAATAATATATTTACCGTATTTTAATTTACTATTGCATATTGAAGTGACATCTATGTTTTTGTCAAGTAACCCATATTTTATGATCATGACTATCTATAAAGGGTGTATAAACAAATTCTTTATACTCTGTTTAACGTGGAGTACTTAATTTAACCACTCCACAGTATAATTGAACAGCATGTAAATAACAATACCTAAATCAAAGGTCGTTTTTTATAATAAGATGCAATCTAATAATCAAAGGGTTCTAGCATATTATTTTCCCCAATATCACAGCATTCCAGAAAATGATGTGGTATTTGGAACTGGATTTAACGACTGGGAATTATTTAAAAATAATACTAATATCAGATTAAAGTCTTGTAAATTCCCTATAGAGCCTCCAACCGGCTTAGGATTCTATGATCCTCAAAATATCGATGTAAGAATAAAACAGGCGTCCTTAGCAAAAAAATATGGTATAGATGGCTTTATTTATTATCACTATTGGCTTGAAAATAAGGCTGTCATGGACACTGTATTAAATAACTTACTTGAAGATAATCAGCCCGATATGCCATTTTGCCTATGTTTTGCGAATCAATCTTGGAAGCACTGTTATGGCAGAGATACCAATTTTAAGAAGTTCCATAGTGATGGAACTACATTCAGACAACTATATGATAATCCAAAAGATCATGCTCAATATTTACAAAGGGTATTTAATCATAAAAACTATATACGAATTAATAATCTTCCAGTATTGTTTTTATACATCTTAAATTCAACTGTCTTATCATATATAATACGAGTCATCGAAGAATTAAAACAGTATAATATTGATAATATATATCTAATCGCTAACACATCTTGGTGTTGCTTACAGGAATATAAAAATGCACAGCATGAACGTATGCCAGATGCATATTCACCCTTTATAGCACATGGTAAACTAGATAAACTACCAGATAGTTTATCAAGCCTTCCGCACGTATATTCTGGATATATGGGGTGGAATGTAATACCAAGACATCCCAATTCTACGCATCTAGTTGATTTTTCACCCGATGATATAACTAAAAATACTTGTAAAGATTTGCTATTAATGAAATATGATACTAAATCTCCACAAATTTACGCAATTTTTGCTTGGAATGAGTGGGCGGAAGGTGCCATAATTGAACCTAATAGCATATACGGTGAAGATTTAGGAAATGCAATTAAAAAGGCTAGGGATATTGTTGAATATATAACTACAAATAGTGAAATTGTAAATACAACAATTGAATATGGATATTTAGATAAATTTATAGATATAACAAGGGCTGCATATTTTAATTGTATGAAAAACAGTCGTAGTGACTCAGATTCGAAATGGTCAATATATATACCAAAAGGTGATATAAATCGTAGTATTCTATTTGGAGACCCCTTAATCGGCGTTCATAAAGTTGTAAAAGTAAGCCGAAATGGTTCCGTGGCTATATATGATGAAACACAGGATATAGACATACCTATCTTATAATTTTTGATATCTTGACTAGATAATACCTAAACACCGTGTATAAGTATAACCCCATAGGTTTTGATTTTGGTAAAGAAGGGTATCACCACTTTCAATTTCAATTTGATATAGTGGCCTAAACTTTCATCACGTCTACTGTCTAGAATGAGCCGCGTATTTGCCCTGCTTTCCCTGCTTCTTGCATCGACTAGAGCCTCCGTTTCCGACTGCTCCAATGGCCAGTCCCTCTTCAGACCTACGTCCATGTCGTTCTCACCAGACCCTACTGTGCCTGGTAAGAACTCAACTCTTCTTCTTTCCATGAAGGTGCCCGAGGCCATTAACAATGGCACCGCAACCTATTCTGTCACCTATAATTTCATCCCTTTCCAGCCGACTGTCGATGACCTATGCGTGACGACGGTGCCCTGTCCAATTAACGAGGGTAGCCTTCAGACCCTGTCGACGTATCCGATTGATCCATCTCTGTCGGGCTCCATGACCATCAAGGTCGAGTGGGCTGATCTCACTGGGCGCCAACTTCTGTGCGTGACGATCAAGACGAAGTTGGGCAATGCGGCAAAGCAGGTTGCGCTTCCTCTGAAGAACCTATTTTCTCCGAGGCCTTGACCTGGATCGACTTGACCTGGATCGACTTGACCTGGATCGACTTGACCTGGATCGACTTGACCTGGATCGACTTGACCTGGATCGACTTGACCTAGAATGCCTCATCTTATATCCCCTATGTTTCGCGTGTCTTGATACAGCCCTGCGAAATATTGGATGCAACCTTTTCCTTGACTGGCTAAGCGGTGCGACATTCGAAGTGATAGGCTGCGCAAGCAACTGCGTTAGTGGCTGCGTTAGTCGCCGCGTTAGTCGCTGCGCCGGGGCTGCTGCCGATGTGGCTTCACCTCTAGGCGTCGACAATGTGGGCCTATTGCCTAATTGCTCGGTTTTCACTACTATCTTTTCTTCCGAAGTCCCCGACAAGTGGGGTGGACTATAGGATGTCGCCATGCCAATCTACTTACTCTTAGGATTTATCGGCATTAACGCACATTCGTGAACAAGATATAACTAAGCGCGTATAGAGTCACAAGTGTCCCGCTAGTAGTGTAGTGATAGTCTTGATTCTTCAAGGCCGCGGCGAGTCCAATAGAACCTGCGACCATGGCCGCATCCACAAGAAGAATCTTCGGGCCACCTTGAATATACACTTTGAATAAATCAATCATACTGTTGTGCCCCGCAGGTATCTTTTCAACAACGCCATAACTAAAGGCGACATCGTGAACCAACTGTATTACTACAGCCAGGGCGACGAAATACAAGATAGACCAACCCTCCTTCTCCATGAACAAGTAACTATACAAATATCGGGTAATCCCGATACCGATTGCAATGATCATTACATCAGATAATACCGCGGCTAGGCCAAACTCGTCATACCAGTCATTTATAGGTTTGCCAAATTGTTTGGGGAAAAATCTTGACAGAAATATGACAACTACATCGACGAATAAAATGGCCGGTAGAAAGAACCACCAGTCCTCATTCGCCAAGAAGTTGCCTACATTGGCAGTCGGGATGTAATCCATTACTCTATAGCATGTTTATAAAAAAGATATAGTATAATAGAATGGCAGCGCCTGTGGCAGGACGACTAGCCTTACATCGCCTGTCTTCAGAATACCCAGGTATAGATACGTGCCCACTCATTTACTCTTCCACGCACGGTTCCTATGTAATGTCATATTATAAAGAATCAGGTGGCCCATTTGATTTTATAACAAAAGTCCCCAAAAATACAATATTGATTGAATATTCGGGCCCAGACGATGTGTGTTATTTTATGAACGTAAAAGATGCACTAAAGAGAATCTTAGGTAACAGAGAGGATTTATTGAGTTAGTTATATGGGATTGCTTTACCTGATAAATATTTTGCGGGTGAAGCGAGTAGAATTGCGAAATGTTTAGATGGGTGTCATATATACTTACCCGGTAGTGATATATGTAATAGAGTATTGACGCTGGTCGGTGGAATACAACGTAACTCCTCAGATAAAGTAAAAGGTTCTGCAAGATTGGGTGTTGAAAGTAATATGGGGTTTTTTCAATACGAAAATAATAATTCTGATCCAACTGAAATTTTAACAGATGTAACCAAGAGACTTATTGGTGGATCATATGGATTTTTAAATGAAAAAGGTAGAGGTGTCCGCCAAGTAGCAGTGGAAACATATGATAGTATTTTTCAAAAACTTCCTAATCCGGAATTCCGAATTCTATTTTTTCCATCATGTGGTGTTATATTTCCTTCTCCTGAAGTATCAAAAGATTCTGCTAGTGCAACTATAAGGATGTATCAAGGCATTGCAGACGGAACATGGAGTGTAATGACTGGAAGGCGACTATCAAATACATCTAAGCATATGAATCGTCTTATACAAAAGAGGTCGGGTATGTCTGGGTCTAGTAGTAGAGTATTTGTAGATTCATATAATTCTTACAGGGCTGCACGTGGTGCGGCTGGTCCCGTTTACGGCAGTGGCCCCGTTGATGGCAGTGGTCCCGTTTATGGTATTGGTGGCGGCGGTGGCGGTGGGGGTGGCGATATGGAAGGTGGTCGCAGGCAAAAGTATAGGTCTATGAGAAATCCACGTAAAACTAAGAAAAAGAGAAAGCCGTCTAAACATACTCGTCGGCACTAGATGTAGATGTCCTGGTTCGTATATCTGTTATCGACTGTAGAACAGCCGATAAGAACGTATGTGGGTGCTACCTTAGATGTTGACAGACGTCTAAGACAGCACAATGGGGAATTGGCAGGAGGGGCCAGAGCCACATCTGTGGTGCCTGGGGGGTGGTATAGGGTATGCTATGTTTCTGGATTTGAGAATCAGAGGGAGGCGCTGCGGTTCGAGTGGTGGTGGAAACGGCGCTCTGCACTTTTTAAAAAAAAGTGCGGAAAAAATGGATCACCGTTGGAACGGAGGCAGGCTGCTTTGGAGGCTATGATTGCAGAGGCGGGTGAAGGTCAGTTGGAGGTTGTGTATGAGTGATGGGGTATTCTGATTTTACAGTTCCATGTGCTCTCTGATTTTGGTATTTTACCACTACTTTGTATATACTGGAAGTTCTCTGATCAACACTGGTGCTATCCCAATTTTTTGCAATTTCTTCCATATCCTCCTTAAATCCAACCATCTTTCCATGTATAGATTGGTATAATTCAATTATATCTTTACTGTTATTGTTATTAAAGTATCCATAAATTTCCTTCTGTGAAATGCGTTTTCTATCAGATAATGACTGAATTGAACATAATCTTGAATCTGCCTTACACGATGTTCTAAAGAACTCTATAAATTCCCTATATGATAACTTTTTATCTTTTATACCTTTTAATCTTTCTATAAATTGCGGTGAGCGCTTATCTCTAATACACGCCTCAATATATAGGTCAAATTTATTATGTCTATATAGTTCTGCTACTTTTAGAGGTTGTATAGTAGAAGATAAGATAGTATTTACAGGTACATCCTCATCTTCAGATATATTTTCTAGAGGATGTTGTAGAGATATTTTGTGGGCCTGTTGAATAAATATATTCTTTGATAAAGTGCCTTTCATAAAATTACAGACCTTACAACAAGGTACACAATTATCTGTACTATAGTTTTTAGAGGAATTCAGTCGATCTATTCCAACAACTTCATCTTGATTATATGAGCCACAGTAATAACATGAAGATAGAACAATACCTTCAAATTGTTCTTTAGTAATTTCAAAGCCAATATTTCTATTCTTTGCCCCTTGTATATAACTTACCAAATACCTTTCCATATTTGCCTTTTTTTCCATCATATAGTTTCTATTTCTAGGCTCACGTTCATCCTCAACTTTTCTTAACTTTTCATAACATTCAACACATCTTTGAACCTTATCACCCCTTATTCCGTCAATAAGATCTGTAATACCTTTTCCACATCCTAGACACTTACTTAAGTCATTTTTTCTCTCATTATAACGATTATTATCTTTACTACGATCCTTTTCAAGACATTCCTCACATCTTAATTTTTTATCAACTGTCTGATTTTTACAGGCGCGTTTACCATCATCGCATATACGGATATCATTTTTCTCAGCCTCCTCTAATAGTATACCTCTTGGCTCATGCTTTCCGCAGAATCCACTATCCCTCGCCTGTTTCTTACATTTCATCTCTGTCCATTTACATAGTGTAAGTGTTTCAAGATTGGTTACCTTAACTTTCATACATTTTTCACAATACTCTAAATTCTTATTTGTTTTTGGTATAAATGTTTCTGTACATCTATACTTTGAACATTTCCGCTTACCATCGTCAGTGGCAGCATCTAATATAGCCTGTTTCTGATGTTTTCCGCAGAACCCATCTTTCATAATGGGTCTATCACATTGTTTACCCTTGTTTATTCCTTGTTCGATTATAGCCTTACATGGAGAATGTTCTGACTGAGACATTATGCCTCACTCACTACATTCTTATTATGTTCAATTTTCAGCCAAAAATCCGCAGACAAAGAATTACCATGTGGTTTTTATGTTTGCCGGGGTATTGCTTAATGTGGACAAGGTTATTAGTTAGAATAGGCAAGTCCTCCCATACCACTCATCACACGCAGCACATTGTAGTTCGTCGCATAAACACGCACCGTGGAGCTCGTCGCCACGCCAACCGCGTTGTTGGACACCGTGAGGAGGAGGGTCGTGTTATCAATGCGAGACAAGTTGCAGGTGCCAGAGGGCTGGTGCTGCTCGGGCTGCAGGGCGAACGAGTAGACGTTGATGCCCACCGCCGGCACGTTGGTGTGGTGCTGGTAGGGCTGCACCTCGTTGAAGTAGCGACCCTCGCGGACCTGGAAGCGGTCGTGGCCGTTGAGCTGGAGCAGGGCCGTGACCGTGGGGTTGTTGCCCGCCAGGCCCTCCACGCGGGTCACGGAGTAGCCAGACTCCTGGATGGAGCGGTCCCACCAGTCGGAGTAGTTGAAGGGCTGCTGGCCGCGCCAGTTGTCGATCACCGTGTCATCGCAAGACACGAAAGAGTCACGCTGCACCACCCACACTAACTCCTTGCAAGGGTGGTTGAAGTTGAGCTTCAGCTTGTTGGAGGAGGAGGTGATGGACTCGCCGCCCGTGAACTGCAGAGTCTCGATCAGATACTCGTGGGACACCTGGGCGAACTTGCGGCGCTCGTCCGTGTCCAGGTAGATGTAGTCCACGTAGAGAGAGGCCGCCACCAGGCCCGCCGCCGCCACGCGATCGCGGATGGTGTGCTTGTTGGACAGAGCGGGCGTGGAGTCCCAGCACAGATTGCGCAGGTCCTCGAACTCGAGGTTGATGCGCACCTCGTGATACTGGAGGGCAATGAGGGGCAGCGCCAGGCCAGGGTTTCTATTAAACCAGAACTGTAGAGGAATAAACAGGGTATACTCGGGCGCGCACTTCATGTGGATGTTGGACTGGGTGGGGGCACCGCCGGCGCACTCGTCGTCGCACTCCTCGCCACCCTGGTGGATCAGGTTCACGAGTTGGGGCACGTTGCCCACCATCTTGGCGTAGCCCGCCTGCTTGCCAGGCTCCTGCGTGAGCTCATTCCAGATGTGCAGCCAGTCGCCGTAGTGCTTGTCGATGCGCTGGCCGCCAATCTCCAGCTCCACGTAGTTCACCAGGTTGTGGCCCACCCAGTTCAGCCAGCGGAACTGGGCACCAGAGCCGTCCGTGTCCAGCAGTTGCACCTTGGGCAGGGTGGCCTGCAGGTAGATGCGGTAGATTAAGTCACCGTTGCGCTGGATTGTGCAAGTTACCTTGCGGCCAAAGCCGGGAGAGCCGTTGAAGGGGTTCTCAATGGACTCCATCGCGAAGTTGGTGTGGCGGCGATACACCACCTTGAAAAAAGTGATCTGAGGGTTGCCCGTCAGATACACGTCCTGTGCGCCATAGGCCACTAACTGCATGAGACCACCACCTGTCATTTGTTATACCTCCGGTTTAGAAAAAAAATTCGGAAAAAGAGCATTTAATTTCTTCACGCCCGGAGGCATGTTCCCCGGATTTGGCACGCGATTTTCATTCAGGTTTAAAGGGATATATGCCGGTATTCTTAGTATAGTATAATGGACCCATTTTTTAAGATTCGCCCATCAAGACGATCAAATCCAGAATCGAGGACCACCCTCGATACGGTTCACCAACACAATCTCTCAAAAATAAGACGTCTTGACCAAGATATTAAGGATATGAAGTTCCAGACAAACCAATTATTAGAACAATATAGAGGAGAAACCAGTGATATCGAGCGGTATAAACTTGAGAAAGAAATAAAGGTATTTCAAAATAAAATACATACTGTCGACAAGGATTCAGCCATTTTCGACTACTTTCTTGACAACGGCGACCTCTTATTTGAATACTATGATATCCAGGATCGCATCAATCAAGGGGTTGACAACGTGGTCCACATGGCGGATCGCGCGAGACCTGGGAGTGTTTTTGAGGCCCTTGAGAATGCATCCAAGCAAGATCTAAGTGGAGTCAGATTATCAAAAATACCCGATAGCCATAGTCATAATGCAGGAGATACCTTGCACCGCGATGTTATACTCGACCAGTATCTCCAGAGAACCGACCCACAATACAATCGCCCAACTATCCAGTGTCTCAATGACACCTCATTCATCTGTGATGCATGCGGTGAAGATATGCGTGTCTCAGTGAATGACGCTACTGTCTCTTGCCCCGAGTGCGGATTCCACAAACTCATTCTGATGGACTCAGATAAGCCGAGTTACAAGGATCCTCCCAGAGAAGTGTCATATTATGCATATAAACGTATCAACCACTTCAATGAATGGCTCGCCCAATTCCAGGCAAAGGAGAGCACTGAGATACCCGAGGAAGTTTTCGAAAATATCGAGAATCAGATTAAGAAGGAGCGCCTACAAGCATCATCTCTTAACAGGAGCAAAATTCGCGAAATTCTCAAGAAACTCAAATACAATTCATTCTATGAGCACGTTCCCCACATCATGAGCAGACTAAATGGAAACACGGCGCCCGTAATGGACCGCGAAACGGAAGAGAAGTTGCGTTATCTCTTCAAGGAAATTCAGCCCTCGTTTCAGAAGCACTGCCCCTCGGACCGCTCGAATTTCCTTTCCTATTCGTATGTTCTCTACAAACTCTGCGAACTCCTCGAGTTGGATAGGTTCCTCCATTGTTTCCCCCTCTTAAAAAACCGCGACAAGTTATACGCCCAAGACAAGATCTGGGAAAAAATCTGCAAGGATCTTCAATGGGAATTCATTCGCAGCATCTAGCGACCATTCGCCTTCAATATATTTATGAGGCTGAAATGGCCTCTTCCAAATTCCTGTTCTAGGATTGCCATGCTGTCCTTCTTCGTCTTGTCCACGTGCAATTCATCGTATCGCTTACAGATTGCCGTAATATTCTCAGCACTAAGAGATTTCCCAGAATTTACCGGCTTTCTGGAGACTTTTGTCGCCGTGACTTGCTGGCCGAATGCAGACCCATATACGACCTTCGAATGTTGGTCGTATGCGTGTTTGTTTAGTTCACATCCCACGAATGCACGACCCTCCTTTCTCGCAACATAGGCCGTCGTAAAGTTGCCGAGGAAGAAGTCTGCAACCGTGTCGCCGGGTTTGGAAGAATACAGGATCATCTTTCTCACAAGGGCGTCAGGCAGTTTATTTACATTTTTCTTCTCTCCCTGCGCGAACTCCTTGGGAATCGTCCAGACATCCTCCATGTCCGTATACTGGGCATTGTGGCCATCTCCCGTCTTTTCCGTCTCATTGAAGTATGCGAGGCTATAGAAGGCCGGCGTATTTTTAGTAACCGAGCAGCGCAGAATATGGTAATGCGACGAGACGAACTTTTTCTGGGTGTAGACGCCGAAATTGTATTTCCATATGATGTGATTGACTACGGTCAGACCAGGTGCAGGAGCCGATCGTATGGCCAATTCAATGTCGCATACGTGATTCCATGCACACACGATATAGAGCGTCCCGTCCTTTTTCAGAATACGGGGTATCTCGTGGATCCATGTCTTTGCCCAGTCCTCATATGACTTTGCATCTTGTGGAGCGGTCTGGTAGCCTTCGATTACTTGGTCAGCATCGCGCGCATAATGCTTGTCGAACGTATTTTCGCCGAGGCCGAATGGCGGATCACAGACTACACACTGCACGCTCTGATTTGCCAAGGATCGAATAAAACTCATGCAATCTTGGTTAGATAGATGTAGGTTTTCGGTGCGAATAGTGGATGTGCCGATATTCATTTGATTATTGCTATCTTTTTTCATGGATTTTTCAAAGGTCAATTTTTGAATCTAGCGAACACTGACCATCCGCACACCACTCGATTTCCTCACTGCCAAGTCGACGATAAACATCAGGAAAAGCCCCGTCATGACAAATGTCAAAACTTCCAATTGTGGATTGGCACCCGCCGCCCGATTCTCCAGATCATCAATCCGAGCCATGAGTTCGTCGATTTTTGCCCTCAGATTCTCTAGGTCCCCGACATCCATGCCCGGAAAGTGAGATGGCTTCGAGGCCACCTTGGAACTCTCAACACGATCTGAAGACATGAGTTTCCATCGATTGCGCAATTCGGGGACTGGGAGATCAACTCCTGCAGCCTTCATATACCCGCCTTCACTGAACGACTTTGTAAAATCATTTTCTAACATGAAGGCGTTCGGATTTGTAGCGCTTTTCAAAAACGGTGATAAGGTGTCTTCACTAGGATTGGCGAATGGCTCGACGCCGAAATAACTCGGTGTATTCGTCGGCTTGAATTTAGTCAGTGTCTCGGCCGTCGGCAGCGAATTCATTACCGTCGGCTTATTCGCAAATTTTGTACTCTCGTCTAAGAGGCTGTCGGGTATTTGATCCTTATTCATCGCGGCCACATCTGTCATCCGCTTCACTGCCGGGCGATCTGCATCCGTCGGGGGCAATGGCGGATCATTCACGCGAAATGTTCTCCGTTTTTCCGAACCTGAACTTGGAAACGCGTCCTCCAGGGAAGCAAACTCCATCCCTCTTCTACATGTTGCGAATGAAATCAATTCCGAACAGATTCGCGCCTCATGGTAGAGGGATGTCGAAACCCAGTTCACCGAAAGCAGAGAAATCAGTCACCATTGATACGAGTTTGGAATCCTGGATTTACAATATTCGCACCATACTCAATGCACCCACCTGGCTATTTTTTACACTCGCCCTCCTTGTTCTCGGCACCTTCGCCGAATCTGTCCCCGGGGATACCCTCACATTCCTTGACAATTCACTGGGCCACGTTGCGCTCTTCGGATTTCCACTAGTCGTTTCCCTATATGTGGACTGGGCCGCTGGACTTCTTACCGCATCCATTGCACTCATAGTATTTGCACGTCTCAAGCGGGCTGAAGATATGCCTCTCAAAGAGGGGTTTCTTTATGAAAGAAACGATAGTATGCAGACGACGAAGTTTGTATCAAACCCCCACCGGTGGTTCATCGAACAGGTGCTCGGAGAAACCCCCATTGCTGCTGTAACGGAACGGATACAGACAAAGCGTCAAGAGGACAATGACAGTCGCACCAGTTCTTCGAGTTCCATGGCAACCACTTACACTTCCGATGGCACACGATAAAAAATCCAAATGGAGAGTAAGATGGATATAGTCAATTTAGAACCAAATGGCCCCGTTGATATGGGGTTGCGGATGATCACAATTTTCGGCTTGATGGGATGGAATATATTTGAAAGCCTTTCTCTCCGGACACCCTTTCCTGCCACTATGGTCGCTCTATGGGAGTATCCTATCTGGCGATTTATCCTTCTATTGACAATATTGCTCGGCGCCGAATGGTGCCCCCGAGTAGGCCTCATGACGGCCGTCGCCGTTATTTTTTACATTGTTAACATGATACAGATTGTCTGATCGGGTGCCGCTTTATTGCCATCTTACAATCCGGAAATTCCGAATTGTAAGATAGATGAGTTTCGGAGGGATGATGCCAAGTGCTCCAAGTTCGGGACCCTCGGGACCCTTTGAAGCATATCTTACTTCTATTGCATCGTCACCTTATTCTATTGGTCTTGCCATGTTCTTGTTGAATACATGCAGTCGATTTATACCATTTGAAATATCAAGGGAACAGGAAAAGTTCCTAAATCAGCCGAATATTCGCAGGCTGATTATCTTCGTCATATTTTTCGTGGCGACCCGCAACATTGTCGTGGCTGGTATGATGTCTATTACCATTATAATTTGCATAACGTATCTATTTAATGAAAATAGCAGCCTCTGTCTTTTCGGGAAAAAGATGGCCACTCCCGTAACGGCCGGTGCGCAGAATCCAATGGACGGCCTCTCGCCCGAAGAACAGCAGATTCTAAAGAGTCTTTCAGACAAGGCGGAAAGAACGAAGCCTGCGAGCACTGATACAGGAAGTGCTCAGCCAGAGAATGTTGGTCTTAGACTTCACGAGAAATATCAGAAGGCTCTCGAAAGGCTCTAAATTAGACGTCGAAGCCCACCACGTTTCCTACCGGGGCAGCACGCCGCGAGCGGCCCCTCCTGCCACCTCCAGTGCGCACAGACTCCGTCTGACTCGCAAAGTCGTCACTGGCTACACTCTGTAACTCCGATACAGCAACCATCGCAGGTTGTTGCTGTGTGGGTGGCATCATGTTCACCGGCGGCGGCGCACGGCCAATCGACTCCATCTCTACACGACGGACCTCCTCGAACGTCTTGAGGATATCATCGACGCCAGATGGCCCCTTCATCTCGCGCCTTTGGCCACCTCCCACTCCGGCTGCCTGCTGCGCGGCCTGGCTGGGATTCGGCGGGGATCTGGAATTATTTCCAAAGAACGCCCCCGTCTGATCCACAGGCACTTGCGGTTGTCCCATATTGCCTTGTGGCATACCCATGGCCATTCCCATGAAATTCCCGAACCCCGGGCCAGCCTGGCTCGCCGCAGCCTGCGCCATCTGTTTCGCCAACATCGGGTTGCTCCGCAGCACATCGTCCATGGTCGGCATCTTCTGGCGGAAGAACGAGTTGCTCACATGGCACATGAAGCCGCTCCCGGCCACGGCCATCATCAGGCGCATCTCAGGCGGCATCTTGCCACGGTCCTTATATTTGTCATAGAGTTCCTCGAAAATCTCGTCGAAATCCTCGACATTCGTGTGGACGGACTCGGACCATCCTTCCAACTTGACGTCAAAGGGGTCGAACTTGTTATTCATCCACTCGAGACCCGTAATCGCGCCCATCAGCATCTGGCGCTGGAATCGGAGACTGCTCTCTAGATTCCGGGCGTCAACTAGGCGAGTGTATTCCTGTTTGATTTCCTCGAAGGAGTTGTCCATGGTAAAACGCTTGCTCACCGGAAACCCCTTCGACTCCAGGCGCTGGAGTTTGTTTAAATACTCAACCTTGTCGCGGTTCTCCTGCTCAAAGTCCCGGGGGGCCGCCGGGGTCAGCGATATAGAGGGGGCCGTAGAAGAGGTCTGCATGTTGTTATAGGGTGACTGCTGCCGGTCGATGGTGATCTCGGCGAGAGGTGCAGCGCCGGGAATTTCTGTCGTTATTCCGTTTCCGAAGGTGTTCAATTCTATGGGCTCGAGGCCGCCGAAACTGACCTGCTTGTAGTCGGATTCGGGCACCGACAGGCGAATTGGCGAAGACCCGAATGAGGGCTGCGAGTTGCCATCAATCTTGATCTTGCTCTGGTTGGCCAACATATTCAAGCCGAGATCGTCATCCAGATTATTGACCTCTATCACATTCCCGATATCGGTAGAAATGTTGATGGGGGGGCCAAGTTCGGAAGCGGCGGCTTGCATATCTTGGATACTGACACTCATTCTTCTCCGTTCCTAAGTTCTTTTTTGGCGTTGCCTTTAGACGCGCTGCACTTTTAGGCACTTTTTAGGGCACTTTTTAGGAAAAAGTGCGCAAAAATCTTTAGGGCACTTTTTAGGGCACTTTTTAGGGCACTTTTTAGGGCACTTTTTAGGAATCTGCGCAAAAATCTTTAGGGACTTTTTAGGGCACTTTTTAGGAAAAAGTGCGCAAAAATCCTTAGGCACTTTTTAGGGCACTTTTTAGGAAAAAGTGCGCAAAAATCCTTAGGCACTTTTTAGGAATCTGCGCAAAAATCCTTAGGCACTTTTTAGGAATCTGCGCAAAAATCTTTAGGCACTTTGTAAGTGTCTGTGCATAACACTGATATAAACTAACGATTCATTTTACGGGTTTGTGTTTTCCTTTTTTCCGCTGCACGTTTTCTCGCAAGTTTCCTAGAGGGTAGATTATATTGTTGCGCATATTTTGACATCTTTGGTCCAAAATTTTTAGGAATTATAGACTCTAAAATGCCTTTGATAACTACCGGAATTTTCATTCTACACCTTACGAGAATTTAAGACACTAGGGCACTTTTTAGGCATGTGCGCAAAATGCCTTAAGCACTTTGTAAGTGTCTGCGCAAGAAGCCTTAAGCACTTTTTACTAATCTAAGATAATTGCCCCACACGGGGATAAAACAAAACTGTTAACACCAAGAACTATAGTAATTAATCCAGATGACGCATTTACATACACTCCAACCGCAGATCGATTTAAATCTGCTAGACTATTCATTTGAAATAGGGTTTGCGTAAACGTTGTATTACCTACTTGAAAAGTAATATTGCTTCCATTAATACTAATAACTTTATAATTATCAACTATACCAGTATTTGTTTGATAATAAGCATTCAATACATTAAAATTCACGGGACAATCATTTGTCCCTGAAGTTCCCGTAGATGGCAACTTAAGTATCCTATCCTTCTCCTCCTTCGTCGTGAATACTGCTCCTAGATTTTTGGTAGTCACGTCGCTCGCCGTAAATTTCGGCGTGAATATCTTATCACCAAAATCGACTTGCTGACGCTGTGAAACGAAGTTTGCAAAGACCATTCTAGAATTCCTAATCTGCGTCTTCTCAGATGATAAGATCGGCTTCTGAATTGGGTATGACATCTTCTATACAGTATGTAATATAAAATTGACACCGGTCAAGCGGTCCACGAAATACAAAGCATGGATCTAAGCCGCACCGTAAATACCGCAATCGCCATCTATCTCAGACAGAAAGTGGGAAACGTCGGACTCATCTACGAGGCCGCTGCTTTACTACACTTTGTTCGCCGAATGGGCCTAGATAACTCCGCCTTTGCCGCCCTGGCACCTACCATCCAGCCCCTCTCCGAGAAGATTAGTGCAAAGAAGCGGGCCACTTGGGCCACATGGCTTGCAAATTACAGTAGCACACCTATAGGCGCAGGATACGACCTCGAGGGTCGCCGGGTCGTAGATATTGTCAATGTCACGCAATCCGACGATATGGGTGGCACTGGAGACCTCGTCCTAAAACTCGACGACGGCAGCGAGAGATCTATCAGTATTCACTGCGGAGAAGTGCAGCAATCCGGGGCGATCAAAAAGTGTCTAACAAATCCCTCCTACAAGCGATTTGGCTGCACAGACGAGCACAAGAAGATCTTCGATCAAATTGCAAAAGACGCAAAAGATGCCTATATCGTCGAGATGACGGCCAGACATCCAGATAAAAGCACATGGAAGAACATACCGAAGGGTCACGTCGATAGAACTACCGTCGCAGCCTGTAAGGCGACCACGGAAGTTGCACGAATCACGGTGGACCACTTTTGTAAGATGCCCCCAGAGGCGCAGAAAAAGATGGCCGATGACCTCTTGTGTATTACAGGCGGAAAGAAGCCAGCCGACTATGCACTCGTCGTCTGCGAAGATTTGAGCCGGTTCCGCCTCTTTCGGATCGTCTCCGCGAAAGTGGATACTAGCAAAATCACGGTGAGGCAGAGGGGCTTTTGGATCGATTTTGTCAGCGGAGACGACAAGGTTATCGGGTCGACCCAGGTCAAGTTCAATAATGGTGTCTGGCGCGAAAACAAGAGTGGAAAGTGGGCACAGTCATCCATCTGCACCTCGTGGAATTCCACGTTCAACTTGGCAGACGTGTTTGAGATGGCCGAGATCTAGAGGTCAAGGCGGAGTCTCAATCGGCCGAAACACATGCGCATTCTCTTCTGAGCACATATCATTCCACTCGAGCCGCTTGACACCCTCATCTTCCGATCCGACCCAAACCCCCGCAAGTCCGCCTTCCTCATGCCAGGTATTTTTTACCCACATCGACGGGTATTTCTTGAGAAGGGATTCCAGCCAAGCAAAGTCCGGCTGCCAACGTGACCAGAGTTTGAATTGCATGCCCTCGACACCCTTGACATAAATCTCATAAGCCCATTCAGGCACGTCCTTGAACTCCTCTTCAGAGAAGCGATCCATGTCCTCCTTTGTGGCCCTCACCGTCATTTTATTCCAACAGTCGTTCGGCATTCTATAGTATATATGTGCTGCGCAGATTTAGGCCTGAATCTGCGAATCACCTTTCCCTACGCGATAACTGTCAGAGTCGTGGTGTGTTGTTGACACCTCGAAAATGTCGCCTTCTTCCTGACACAGAATCTGATGTGGATCGCCGACGAAATTCGTAATTGTGTCACCCGGCACCAGAGTCTCCTCGATGATATCTGCGTTTTTTGTATTGATCCAGCGAAAGATGAAGCGCCCTGATGTAACATGCCATGTTTCCTGCTTCTTCATATGGAAGTGCATGCTGAATTTTGATCCGGTCTTAAAATGCAATATCTTTCCGCAATACAGGTCGTTGTTGACGATGATAGTCTCGTGACCCCACCCCTTCTCCACCTTCGACACGGCGACCTTCTTGGTTAGCAGCGCTAAAGGCACCAGCGGCGCCAGTGGCGCTAAAGGCGCTAAAGGCGCCAAAGGCCATACAGCATCCACATTATGCGATTTGTCGTCGATATATAAATCGTAGTCAGGCTTACCCATAAGAAGCCTATGAAACTTACAACCCCATTCGACTAACTGCGTCCGTGTCAGGTCTGTCAAGTCGAGCCCAGAAGCACTACCTCTTGCCGTCCAATATGTAATAATATGCCCCTCATCATAAAGCGCATTCACTTTATGTATGCGCTCTAAGATGGGCACCGCCGCCCGATAGCGCTGCACAGTATCCTTACAGTCCGCGTCTAGAGTACAAATTGTGCCGTCTAAATCCACATGATATTTCATTCTATAGTGCTTATATAGCATGGCCCGTTTAGACTCCAAGCCAAAGTCGATTCTGGTCATGGGAGATCTGATGCTCGACATACAGATTCACGGAGTCATTGAGAAAATGGCCAACGAGGCACCTATTCCCGTCTTGAAAAAACGTGAAGTAAGAATGAATCTTGGCGGCTGTGGAAATGTTATCATGAATTTGCTCGGCCTCGGATCCAAGCGACTCTTTCTCATGTCGATGGTCGGAGATTACGTCGGTGCAAATGAAATCAATAATATTCTGATCTCTCATCCAGAAATCACGCCGACACTTTTCAAAAGCCCCAAATACTGCACAACGGTAAAAACACGCGGCTTCGCAAATAACAAGATCATTTTTCGCTATGACAATGAGGAGTGGCACGAATTAACTGCAGCCCATCTTGCCGAGGCGGTAGCGAATGTGGATAGGCTCTTGACAAGCGCCCAGATAGACGCCATTGTATTTTCCGACTACAACAAGGGCTTCCTCTGCAAGGATCTCACACAACGGGTCATCGCGCTGGCGAATCAGAAGGGTGTCCCCACATTCGTTGATCCGAAGGTCGACCACACGAAATATATCGGCTGCACGATTTTCAAGCCGAATATCAAAGAAATCGGCGACATTTTCGGGATTCAGTATAGGGTCGAGCATCTGAAGGCCATTCATGCGACAATAAAGGCCGAAGTAAAGTGTAAAGATACGATCATAACACTGTCCGACCAGGGTATAACGGCTCTCACAGATTCGGGCGAGTTCATTCACGAACGCACACAGTCTTCAGAGGTCGCAGATGTCACTGGAGCCGGTGATGTGGTTTTGTCTATCCTGGCTTACTTCTATGGAACGATGGAGAAGCGCGAATTGATCCGGCTCGCTACTTGGATGGGGACGCATTCGGTCAAATTCACGGGCGCCTATGTAATTCGGCCCGCGGATTTGCTGGAGGCCAATCGGGCCATTACAGGCTGTAAACGCATTATGCGCGACAGCCTCGGCGACTTGAACGTGCCGATCGTAGTCACGAATGGCTGTTTCGATATCGTGCATGAGGGGCACATTGCGCTGTTTCAGCACTGCCGATCCATTATTCCTCCTGGCGGTGTTTTCATTGTCGCTCTGAATGGTGACGAGTCGATAAGGCGTTTGAAGGGGGAAACGCGTCCCATCAACACCCTGGCTGCGCGTGTAGCCTTGTTAAGCCAGTTTTCCATGATTGACTGGATCGTCGTGTTCGACGAGGACACACCCCATGAACTATATGGGGCTATGAAGCCGAAGACAATTGTGAAGGGCGGAGATTATACGGCGGAAACTGTGGTCGGCAGCGAGTTCTGTGAGCGCGTGGAGATTTTCAAGTATATGGAGGGAAAGTCTACTACGAAGATTATTGAGCGTATTAGTGGCTCTTTGGTGTAGATAGTGCCTTTGGCCACGCATATGAACTAAATTACCTCCACCAGGCGGTATCCGTCATTTATTTCTTTTACTATAATATATATGAAAGGCACCTCCTGGAATCGCAAGCGTTGTAAGAAGAATACTCGACGTAAGAGGGGGTGTTCTCAGCGAGGTGGGGGGTTATTAGAAGGAATATTTGGGGGTAAGGCTAGCAAAATTAGAGACAAACTTCTTTATATGCGTGGAAATCAAGGAGATTTATATAACAAATTGCGTGCATACCTCGAAGCAGTAAAGACTTATAAGGGAGTGACATCTGATGGTTTTGTTAATATAGACAACTATTACAGTCACTGTAGTAGGGCAGGGGGGGGAAAAAAAGATTGGCTTTTTGCGATACTATTGATGAAGCAGTGGAAATGTTTACGAATCCAGAAAAGTCAAATAATTTGGATGTTATGATTGAAGTTGCAGAAAAGCGTGCGAAAATTTTTGAAACAACACAAGGAGTCCGGGAAAAGATACATTTAATGGAAGATCGCTATAAAAAGATAGATACTTTTCAATTAGGCAGTGCGATGCTTCCAACGGGAGATCGTTGGACCAATTACTTTATACCAGAAAAACTAGTTGTTGCGCGTAAGAAATTAATGGAAACAGTCGATGATGTAATTCAGAAAAAGAAAAATTTGGAAGGTATTGTGAATCTTGCAAGAACTGAACTATTGAATCTTGGTGAAAATAGCGAGGCTATAAATACCCTCCTGAAAGAGCCGCTTAGAGGGGTCGAGAACTCTCGCACTGCTGCAATTAAAAGAATACAAGATTTTATGCGCGAGGATTTTGAAAAGAGAAAACCGAATGTAGATGAGCATTATAAAAATAATGTTGTTACTAAGCAAATTAAGAATGAATTGAATATAATTTTAGATTTATTGCAAAAAAATTAGACCAACGGTCTAACGTTGGTATTTTCGGAATTAATGTGAATTGCTCATAATTTAGACCACTGGGCATTTGTCCCGCTTGCGGGAGGTAGTTTGCGCCCTCAAATGTCCCAGCAGTCTATTTTGGCAGTTCACGTTACTTATCAGATTCCGCTGCACCCTTTGTCGCGGCATTTGGTATTTCCAAGCGTATATCTTCATCATTCGTGGGATGGCCGGGCCAGATGGGGTTCTTGGCTACGGTCTTGCCTGTCACAACGGGTAGGGTAGCATTTGTCAATGTGGAGACCATGGACGTCGCATGTTTTACGGGCTCCTTGCTATTGAAGCCGCTGGCGAAGCCGCTGGGTGTCGTAGAATGGGTGGCGCCATGTATAGTGATATTCGTGGGTGTTGTGGCTCCGCTGGTCTTATTCATCTGTTTGACAACCGTGCGAATCTTGGCGTCGAGATCATCCATGACCAACTGCTTGAGAACACCCTTCTTCAGATTCAGAGTTAGAGCGGCGTCTTCGGCCATCTTCTTAAGTCTTGTGCCCGAGTCGGAGAAGACTTGTGTGTGATGGAGATTGCCGGTGATATCTGGCTTCTTTAGATCTACTTCTTCCTTGAACTCGTAGATGAAGTTGTTGATGATTGCCTCGGGAATCGTTGGCGACTGCTCAATGAGTCGGTCAAGTTCTACGCGGAACATCTTCATGAATGCGAAGGCATCCATGCGCTCGTCGGGGTGTAGAGATAATTCAATAACAATAAGGCGATTGAACTTACCCCAGGAAATAGACGCGCCACGATGAGCCTCTGAAGAACTAGCATAGCCAAGTCTATTTGCTATGGTTGTTAAAATGCCGGTGGCTATAGATAGGCCGCCGAGGCCGAGTTGCACGTATTTTTGTATTTCAGGGTCATTTGATATAGAATTCATGGCGAAGTTGGCTGCGCCGCCGACGGTGCTCAAGATAATAATGGGAAACATGAAACCTTGGTCTCTCGTCTGATACATGCGCCCGGTCTTCTCGTGCATCCATCGATAGCAGGAGGCCTTATCGGCCCATTCGGCAAAGAGGTGCTCAATCTCGCGAGTCCAGCCGTTGAGGAACTTCTTGGGGGCGCTAGGGTCCCTGACAGGGACGAGATCTTCGGAGGATTTATCCTGATTTTCGCCTTGTCCCCCTGGGACTTCTTGCGCTTGTTGTTGCGCAGGTGGCCCTTGTGATCCTTGTGGCCCTTTTGGCCCTTGTGTAGGTAAACCTTGTCCAACTTGCTGTGTTGCCATCTAAACAATATATATACAATATCCAAGAAGGATGTTATTGGCTCTTGATATTGGAATTAAGAATCTTGCGTATTGTATTGCTGTGCCTTCGGCACCTTTGGCGCCTACGCCGCAACAGGACGCATCAGGCACTATTCTTGAAATCAAGCATTGGTCTCTAGTGAATCTTACCAATCTCGATAATCAGGCCAAGCCAGTCTGCAGCGTCTGTGGAAAACCTCCAAAGGCTAACGCACCCACGCCTCTCGGATTAGTGTGTGGTCGGCATATTCCGAAGGAATCTCCGCAGATCTATGACGAGGCAACGGGAAAGCCGATTACCAAGCCCCCGACCATTGGGCAACTCAAGGCATTTCTGCAGGCGAGAGGTCTCGACACGAAGGGTCAGCGACCGGCCTTGCTCGAGCGCGCAGAGACAGTCGCGACGATGCCCCTTGTGAAAAAGAAGAGTGTGGCCTCTTTCGCGGATAATACGAGCCGGCTCCATGACGCAATCCGGGATTGGATTCGGCGCGACTGGGATTACTTGAAGGATGTTCGACAGATCTACATTGAACACCAGCCAGTTTTGAAAAATCCTGTGATGAAGACGGTGCAGATCCTGATTTTTGCGACATTAAGGGAGCGGCTGCTGTCTCTAGCAGGGACCCAGAAGGTGGAATTCCACTTTATTCACGCGGGGAAGAAGGTGAAGGGTGAAGAAGTGGGTGACGCGGGATACAAGGATAGAAAGGCTGGGGGCGAAGCGCGTGTGCGTGCTTACCTCAAGAGGTTTCCGATGGGCACAGAGCAGGGTAGGTGGTATCAATGGTGGTTGACGCAGCCTAAAAAAGATGACTTGGCTGATACACTGTGTATGTTATTGGATGCAAAGCACTTTTAAGAAAAGTGCGCAAAAGGCCTTTTAAGAAAAGTTCGCAAAGCACTTTTAAGAAAAGTTCGCAAAGCACTTTTAAGAAAAGTTCGCAAAGCACTTTTAAGAAAAGTTCGCAAAGCACTTTTAAGAAAAGTTCGCAAAGCACTT